CTGCTTTAGAGTCTTGTATTGCAGTCATTGTAGATGCATAGTTTGATGCATTAATCCAAGGCAGAAATAAAACATTTAGATCATCAAATGTAACTTCTGCAGCCTCTGGATAGATTTTGATGTTTGAATATCTGTCACCAAGTAATTCAGTAACAGCATTTACATCATTTGTGTTTTTGAAATAGGTATCGTGATTGCCGACCATAACATGAAGTTCAACTCCTAGTTCTGCAAATCTTTCTATAAATCGTTCACGAAAATCTTTTGCAATTCTATAGGATAAAAACTTTCGTCTATCCATAATATCACCCATATGAATACAATGTTTGATATTGTGTTCTTTTAGATATGGGAAGAATTGTTCTTCGTAGAATTTGAAGAAGTATTCGTTAAAGTTCATGTTGTCGTTTCTGGCACCAAAATGTGTGTCAGTAATTATCGCAATTTTCAATCGTCAGTATCCATAAAGTTTTCTAGACCTTTAGCAGTCTTTTCAGTTTCTTTTTTCTTAGGTTTGTAAACAGCTTCTTCAGGCACCATAATGTTAACATCAAATCCACCTACTGAATAATTTGTATTATCGCCTTCCATAGTTACATAAGGAACAAATTCTTGTTTCTCAATCATTCTATGTTTGACATGAGTTTGTTTCTTTTCCTTTTGTATTCTACGAATAAATGCATAGTATATTATTTGTGTAAAATATGCAAATGGATTCTTGGATTTCTCTGGATTAAAGTTTTTGATATACTGTAAACAGTTCTCAATGCCATCTGAAATCATTTCTTGTTTGTAAGTGTAGTTTATGAAGTTTGGTCTGTACGAAAGTCCATTGGCAATCTTCAGAAAACATGAGCCGATATAATCAGTAATTCGTGGAGGTTCATCTCCAGCTTCTTCTGCATCTTTACATTTTTCTTTCCAATCAATCATAGCCTGATGAAACTTCTTGTTGTCCACATAGTGAACGCCTTTTGCTTTTGCCATTAGTAATTCCTTTTCAATCTATGTACCTATTATAGTATGATTTGGGGGTTTTGTCAAGACGAAATTAGTTTTATTTTGGGGTTGACATTATCTCAAAATACTGTATAATCACTATTGTGACTCATCAGAATAATACTTAATGTATTGTCTTCTTAGTAGTAAAGTTATCTAGTATTGCTTGTAGGTCTTCAGAAGATACTAATTCTTCTTCTAAATCCATTCCTTCTTCTTCAATTATCCTTAGTTCTTTTTTGGTTGGAGAGGATTTTATTATTTTTACATCTTGTGTAATATTTTTTATAACATATTCATAATACTTAGACAATCCAAAACTCGCAGGAGCCATTGTAACTACAGAACTTGATTCAATATCAAATGTTTTTTCATCTGAATAAGGTTGTAACCATCTACAAAGTGCAAGCGATTCAACTGTTCCTTTTTCAGTTTCTTTTATAATAGTATCCATTAATAAAGGAGCTGATATTTCAATTTTAGAACCGAATCTTTTCACAACATTACAAACTATATCTTCTCCGTTTGATAATTTTATTATTTGGTAATTCATAAGTTAATCCTATTAATATGATACTTAAACTGTTCTTCCTTGTATATATTTAGTCGTTGTTTAAAATGTCTAAATGTAAAGTTGGGTCTAGATTTATAGGATATATTATCTGACACATCAAAGAGTTTAACTCTGTCTTTGTTATCACTTTGTCGTAACCCTCTACCGATAGATTGAAGCACTCGTACTCTACTTTTTGATGGACTTGCGAACACGATATTGTTGATAGCCCTAATGTTAATACCAGTAGAGAACGTACCATATGATGCAACAATAATCGCATCTGTTTCTTTCTCTGTGATTGCACGAATCTTTTCTCTTGTTTCTGTTGTTGTTCCACCATACACAAAGAATACTTTTCTGTCAAGTGTTTTTAGTTCGTTATATAATAAAACTCCATGCTTCTCAACCAATTGAAATAATAACAAAGTATTACCTTTGATACTCTTGCATAATTTTTCAATGAACTTATTTCTCTTTGGGTGTGAAACCAGATAATTGATTTCCTCTGCATATGTATAGTATCTAACTCTTTGAGCTTCTTCCTCTGTGTGTTTTAATACAATACAATCTATCTCTAGTTTTGCAAGAGTTCCCCTGTCGATTAACTCCTTCGTTGAAATAATCTTCTTAACTTGACCGAATAGACCCTCAAGTACTAGCCTATGTGTCTGTGTACCATCTAAAGTTCCTGTTAAACCGAACCTGTATTTCACATCTCCTGATTTAGCCATTATATCAGTAAGTGACTTTGCCTTGAATAGATGAGCTTCATCTCCTATGATGCAACCATATTGTGCAAAGTAAGGCCTGTGTAGTTTGTAAATGGATTGCCATGTTGATATCACTACAGGTTTTTTAGAACCTTTATCGTGTCCAGCATATACTCTGTGTAGGTATTTGTCCTCCCAACCATAGTCAATAAAATCAGAATACATCTGTTCAACTAGTGATGTAGTGGGTACAAGTATCAATGTCTTTAGATTCATTAAATGATAATAACGAACAAGTGTGTATATTACGAGTGACTTGCCTGAAGCAGTAGGAGATAAAAGAAGACACCGATCTGATTGTATAGCGTGCCAGATTGAATCAATTTGGTAGTCACGAAACTGTATAGGTTTATTTCGGCTCTTGGGTCGTAATGATTCTGCAAAATCTCTGACGCTCTCACGAATAACATTCCTGTCATTTTCTACTCCTTCTTCCATTATATATTCAATTGAATTTTTTGAACAATACTCTTTTATGTAAGGTAATAGTCCTACATATATTCTACCATTATGTGGAGAAAATAATCTTATCTTTCCATCCCACATACGATTACGATATTGTGGCATAAACTTTGCGCCTGGCACTTCAAACGTAAAGTAATCAGACAGTTCACGAGAAACATCTTCATCTACTTCTAACTCTAAGTAAACCTCATTTATCTTTGATATTTTCATTATCTGGTAACAGGGCCTAACAACCACCCCACAATACTTTTTCTTACACCAGACTTTATTGGTCTTACTCTGTGCCACATATCAGATTTAAATATAATACAGTTTTCGTTACTTCGTTTCCACTCTGATATATATCTTGGTTTTGCATCTGGGCCGTGTATCTCTAAATCAAACTCACCACCCTCAAAGTTTTCATTTACAAATATAGAGAATGACATCTTTCTTATTCTACCATCTGCATATGAAGTATTTTTTACGTCTTGATGCCAACCATACTCTTGACTTGCATCATATTCAGAATATTGTAGTGGTTCTATATTATCAATGTGTAATGATGAAAATTCTGCAATATTGCTTTTCATTACACTCAACACTCTTTGACAAATATCTATATTGTTTATCCATGATACACTAGAATTTCTTTTTGTCAACCCACTTTTATCATTTATATTTCCTTTTGTCAAGGTATCTTCTTTATTTCTTAGTATATCGTTAATTAAATCTTTTGGAAAGTTTATTACTGAATAGTTCATTATTTAACCTTTGTCTTAAAAACAACACAAGTTCTCAACTGGTAACATTCACGGCTTACTGGTTGTGCTTGGTGTGGTAAATGTGCATCAAACTTAATTAATCTATTACCTTTATAGTTTATATGGTCTGTAATATTACTTATCTCATTATCGTATATTACAGTTCCACCACCCCATTCATTTTTCCAATCCATTCTAGGATAATAGATGAAAGTGACATCTCCATCATCTCTATGAATATGTGGTTCTATTCCATGAGTGTGTGCATTGAGATAAGCTCTTTCCATTTCGCAATCAAACTTATTACTAATCTGATTCCAAATAGGTACATACTCTCCTATCTCTCCAACATTGTGTCCAAGAAAAATATGCCAATGTTTATTTGACCCACCCTTTACTGAATCATAATCATACTTCCATGATACTTCTCTTAGTTGCATATCAATCAGTTGTGCAATATGTTCTTCTAAAAAGTTGTCAATATATTCTACCATTAGTATGTCACTCCTGCTTCAAACTTTCTCCATTCAATCGCATTTTTTATATCCCAACCACGATTATCAACTGACTTGATAACGCCTTTGATATAATCTATGACTGTTTCTAAATAACCAATTTTATTCTCTGCGTTCATAATTTCTTCATCAGCAGAAATGTAAACTGCTAAGTCTGTCTTTAAAACTTTGAGGTCAAAAGGTTTAGCTGCATAAATCTTTGCTTCAGCTTTACCACCATAGTATTCCCACTTATCACGATACATACGTTTATAATCCCCTTTTGCTTTATACAAAAGAAGTTCGTATCTAGATTTGTGGTCTAGGTAGTTTGCTTTTATTTCTTGATTTTTTAATGATTCGGTATCAAGGTGTTCATTATCTACTTTCAAGTCTCTCTGGACTTGTAGTTTCAATTCGTCAAGGGTCATATTATCTCACTTATAAAGTCACTATCTCATATAATTTATATCGAAAACTAATTGTTGCTGTTTGATATTC